GCTGCAGAACGTCTTGCTAAAGCTCGTGAAAAACGATTAAAAGAAAATCCCCCAGAATATAAATCAATCCATCCATCTGTTCTTGAACGTGGTGAAGACGACCCATGGCATCACAAGAAAGTAAAGGAGTGGATTAAAACACAGAAAGGTATACTTACCTCAGAACGTGCGGCCAAAAGAGCAAATGTAAAGGGTGCTGCAGCAAAGGTGGCATCCATTGAAGGGTATATTCGTAATATGGAAAGATACCTAAGAGATGGCGTTTGGTTAGATTTATTTTGGGGAGAGTTTCAACAACATAAAACCAAAAGTGTTTGTCTAGTGATGGCATATCATGAAGACGGAACACCAAAACGTAATGTGGGGACATGGTATCCAGACCTTGGATGTGAATGGACACGAGAAATGGAAGAGGAAAATGGATACTATGGAAAACGAAAAGGGTAAAGTAATTCAGTTCCCCTTTAAGGGAAACAAAAATACTAAAGAAATTAAAATAGACGATACTGGTATAGAAGTTCATGAAAATGTATTATTTACAGAAAATCTTACTGAAGGATTGATCATTAATATGATACATAATATGTCCGAAAATGGTATAGATGTAGATAGGGTTGAATTTATACAAGACACCTCACTTTTGATTGAAATGGTTAAGTCTATGATTTACAGAAATTTTGGTATGGGGCATCCAATGCAAAAATTTTCTGAGTTGTTTGTTTCTGCTGAAATAGATGGTAAGAAAATGGAAGTTACTGTTGATACAGAATTTATGAAAACTATAGCAGAAGATCTTTTAGGGGATGAAGATAAGGAATAATTTTAGCTCCTATAGTTAAACGGTATAACAGTTGATTTGTAATCATCAGTTCGCAGTTCGATTCTGTGTGGGAGCACCATAATTTGTTATGAAAACATATTCTGAATTAGAAGATTATATAAAAGGTAAAACCGTTGCTATCGTTGGTAATGCAAACTCTATCTTTGATAAAGAAGATGGGGCATTGATAGATGGACACAGAGTTGTTATCAGAATGAATTTTGGATTCGTTTGGAACAACAAGTGGATTGCACCAAAACATATTGGAACAAAAACTGATATTGTTGGTGCTGGAAATGGACTTAATGTCTATTCTTATATGAACAAATATCCCAACTATAAGTGTCTTGTTCATTTATCTGGAGCCACTGGAAGAACGAAACAAGAAAAAGAAAGATTAGAAGGTAAGGGAATTCCTTTTGTCTATTACCCAATTGAATATTGGGAAGAAATGAAAAATCTATTGACAAAACGTCCATCTGCTGGTATGATGGTATTCAATATAGTAGAAAGAGCAAAACCAGAACACGTTTCAACCTTTGGGTTTGATTGGAAAGTAAGTAAAACATACTACAACATTGATGAGGAAGTAGGAAATCCTATAGGCCCACATCATTGGAAAAATGAAAGACTATATATTATGAGAAAATGTAAAATGAATAATTGGGATATACTATGATTTTGATTGATATGAATCAAGTGACCATCTCTAATCTGATGATGCAGATTGGTAGTAGAGGTGACAATGAGGTTGACGAAGACCTAGTTCGTCATATGGTTTTGAACTCTTTGCGTTCTTATCGCAGTAAGTTTTCAGAAGAGTATGGTGAGTTAATTCTTTGTTATGACAGCAAACACTATTGGAGAAGAGAAATCTTCCCCAACTATAAATGTAACCGAAAGAAAGACAGAAAAAAATCTGGACTTGATTGGAATAATATTTTTGAAACTCTGAACAAAATTCGTGATGAGATAAAAGAATATTTTCCATATAAAGTAATAGAAGTATATGGTGCAGAGGCAGACGATATTATCGCTTCTCTTGTATTCCATGTTGCTAAACGTCCATCAAATTATGAAAAGATTTTGATTATATCTAGTGACAAAGATTTCTTTCAGTTGCAGACTCACACCAATGTAAAACAATTCAGTCCTACACTAAAGAAGTTTGTAAACGGTTCTGACCCTAAAGAATATATCAAAGAACATATTCTTAAAGGAGACAGAAGTGATGGTATACCTAACTTCTTATCACCAGATAACACCTTTATAGACAGTCTACGGCAGAAGCCTTTAGGCAGTGGTAAAGTTGCTAAATGGAAAGACTTAGAACTGGATGAATTTTGTAATGAAGAGATGATGAGAAATTATCAAAGAAATCAGAAGTTGATTGACCTGTCTTTTGTTCCACAAGATTTACAAGAAAAAATTCTTGATGAATATGAGAATGTTAAAGTAGGTGAACGATCTGGATTACTAAATTACTTTATAAAAAAGAGATTGAAGAATCTCATTAATGATATTGGAGACTTTTAACATGGTTAAAGACACATACACACCTCTACTTTCTGAGGTTTTAAAAAAGGTTCATAATGCAAAAACTAAGGAAAAAAAAGTAGAAATCCTTAAAGAGTATGATTGTGAACCATTACGAATGATTATCAAATCATCTTTTGATCCTAACATTGAGTGGGAAATCCCAGAAGGAGATGTTCCCTACAAAGCAAACGAAGCAGAAGAAGGAACTGAACATACAGTTCTACGAAGAGAAGCAAGAAAGTTGTTTCGATTTATTAAGGGTGGGGATACAACAATTGCAAAGTTTAAAAAAGAAAACATGTTTATCCAGATGCTAGAGGGACTACATAAGAGTGAGGCCGAATTGTTGATTAATGCTAAAGATAAGAAACTGCATCAAGTATACAAGGGTCTCTCTGATAACGTAGTTAAAGAAGCATTTGGTTGGAATGACCATTACATAAGGAGTTAATGTATGAAAGACAATTATGAACAATGTTTGGAAATGATTTTGCACCACGAAGGTGGTTATGTGAATCATCCAAAAGACCCTGGCGGCGAAACCAATATGGGAGTAACTAAAAGAGTTTATGAGTCTTGGTGTATGGAAAACGATCTTACTCAGAAGGACATGAAAGAACTAGAGTTTGATGATGTCGCACCAATATATAGAAAAAATTATTGGGATAGGGTGAAGGGCGATGATCTGCCTGCTGGGCTTGATTTATGTGTATTTGATTTTGGTGTTAATGCTGGAACTGGTCGTGCTGCTAAGTATCTACAGAATCTTGTCGGTGCAACAGCAGATGGTGCAATCGGGCCTGCTACACTTAGATCAGTAAACGCATATGTTCAAGTTGAAGGACTTGCTGCAACGATTGATACATATCAATCAAATCGTCAAGGATACTACGAATCACTTAAAACCTTTGAAACCTTTGGTAGAGGTTGGACTCGCAGAAATACAGAAACGACATCTTCTGCACAAAAACTTGCAAAAAATTCTTGACTTATTAGTAACTTAGTGTTACTATAATAATAATGCTGGGGGGTGAGATACTTCCTTTCTTCTCAACTCACTATCACCCCCTAGCATTTCCTAAGCGGGTATCGTATAATGGTATTACCTTAGATTTCCAATCTAATGACGATGGTTCGATTCCGTCTACCCGCTCCAACTTTTTCATAAGCCCTTGATTTTCAAGGGCTTTTTTTAGCAAAAAACGCTTGACTTTGTTCTCAGAACATGTATAATATAGGTATAAATGAGAGGAAATCTTATGAATTATATTGAAGTCAATGGTGGTAACAAGTTCCAAAGGGAAATTGCCGAAAAGGTGGTTCAATTCTGCATCAAAGAAATGATGCCTCGTGTTCGCACACTTTACATTGAATTAAACATCAAAAAGATGACAGGGGATGCTGTCGGTTACTGCATGATGGGTGATGGCAATCGTGAGTTTGAAATCGAATGTAGTAAGGACTTAACCCTTAAAGATTTTGTGACTACTGTGGCCCATGAGATGGTTCATATAAAACAGTATTATCGCAAAGAGATGGATTGTTATGGTAAAAAGTGGAAGAAGAAAACCATTCCAGATGGAACTGACTATTACGATTTGCCTTGGGAAAAAGAAGCTTATCGTCTACAGGACAAACTTGCCCAGAAAATTTGGGATGCAGATATTTTATAAAAAACGCTTGACAAAGTGTTGACATTAGTTTATATTTGCTATGTAGAGTGAGAAAAGGAGAATATATTATGAAACAAGTTGCTGTAATTCACACTGCGTTTGAAGAAACCCCACGCACTGTTGCGTTTGTAGATGTTGGAGATCGCACTGGTAACGATGCTCTAGAGTATGCGTATCGTTGGACACAGAACATCTTTGATAGTTGGTCATTGAAGATGCCAGAAGATGGTAATGATGATGTAACTGTTATGGGTGAGATTGTTGATGGAATGGGCATTCGTTCTACTTCAGTTGGCGATCAGATTTTGATGGGAACTAAGAAGTATAAAGTTGCGTTTACTGGTTTTGAGGAGATTGTATAATGAGTAACCTAGTGAATGAACAAGTCAAAGAGTCTATTCTTGATGAGGTAGAATCAATGACTATTAGTGAATTTCAGAATGCAGTCGATAAGGCAGGAATTTCTGGAAATACTATCATTGATGAGATGGTAGAGAATTTAGTTGAAACACTTTTTGAACAGAGGAGTATATAATGGGTGCAGTAAAAGATATGATGATGGATGTTGAGAACTTTGTTTACGGCTTCTACAATAAGGATGGTGAGTTAATGGAATCACCAAAGGTTATCATTGAAAAGGCAATTGACGAGTTTGGTTGGTCTTTTGGTGAATATGCTGGTGAGGTTCTAAACGGTGTTGATGGTGAATATGATATGAGACAGGCAGAAGCTGAGTATCATGCAGAGTTATCATCAATAAATAACAATATCCCATTTTAAGAGATTGTTCAAATGATAAAAGAACTATTACTCTCTTTTCTCTCAATTGCAGAACCATCTTATGTAGATGTAACGCAAGGACAAATGGATGAATTCACTAGAGTGCAATCCTATTGTCTTGCAGAGAATGTATATCACGAAGCGAGAAATCAACCCCTTGCTGGACAGTTGGCGGTTATCTCAGTCACTATAAATCGTGTAAATGATAAACGCTTTCCAGATACAATCTGTGGAGTGGTAAAAGAGGGCCCGCATCGTCCATCATGGAAAGGAACTGGTGAAATGATTCCAGTTCGTAATCGTTGCCAGTTCAGTTGGTATTGTGATGGTAAATCAGATAAAATACACAATAAAGAACTCTTTAGTGACATTCTTCTATTGACAGAGAGTGTTGTTTCTGGTAGTATTAAGATAATGGATATTACAGAAGGTGCAACACACTATCATGCAGACTATGTAATGCCTGCGTGGGCAGAAACCAAAACGAAGACTATTGAAATTGAAGATCACATATTTTATAGGTGGGAAAAGTGAACATATTCTATCTAGATTCTAACCCTGTCACTGCTGCACAAATGCACAATGACAAACATGTTGTCAAAATGATTATTGAGTATGCAC